TCCCAGACGTTGCTACGGTCCTGCGGTCTTACTCTAACAACTGACTTGTACTGAGCCAGACTGGAGATGTCCTCTCGGTGGATGCCAATTGTTGTCAGCCCTCTCGGTGAGCCATACGCGCCACCGTCCACCGATTGCTGCACCTCATAGTTGGTATCCGTTATAAACTCTACCCCGAAAGGAAAAGCCTTAAACCATCGCACTGACCGCTTATACATATAGGTCGAGCGGTCAAAGTGAATAAGGCCATACTGACCCACACGTCCGAGCGGCTCAATTGCGCCCCAGATAGCAATGCAGGGGAACGCGAACAACAGGCTACCGCTGCCATACTTGATAATGACAGTAAATTGTTTGTACCTTGAGGCCATCGCGGATGCGTCTCGCATATCCCCGAATAACAATTGCACCAACGTGCTAATATCAACTCGGAGCGTGTCGCTATACACTGGCACGGTTATATTTCGACCGCCCACGCTGAACTCAACGCTATCCGTTAATGACTTCGCGCCCGTCAGTTCTACGAGTTGCGGGCAAAATGCAAATATAACTTTGTCGGGGTATTTGATACCCACTCCCAACCTATTTGTGTACCTCATAACTTATTGAATTGGTCTGTTACCTCACTGTATGCCTCGGCAATCATTCTGCGTTGAACCTCCTCAACTGCGGTCGCTATTGCCGTGTCATAAATATCATCGTGACCGCCCTCTCTGTGTAGTAGCGTGCCACTTTTGGCAATCCTGTGGGCTACGGCTTGAGCGAACTGCCAACGGCCTCTTTCCTCTGGCGAATACTTGCCGCGCCCTCGCTTGTACGGCTTAGGTTCGACCTGTATGCCCTTATCAATTGACCATTGGTAGATTATCTCCGTAAAGTCACGCGGTACTCGACCGCCCGCTCTGCCCTCCTGCATATACTTGTAGTAGTCAGCACCCCACAACGTAGCCCCATCTGCCTCGGCTTGCACCCGTAGCGATTTGACCGCGTGTCCGCTCGCGTTTCTGTTAAGCATACCCATCTGCTGTCTTATCTTCTCGCGTGCGTCCTGTAGGGCTCGGATAGCCTCCTCTTTAATTTTAGTTGAAACCCTCGACATCTTCAACGCTGCTTGAAGTTAAACCCTCATTGATTTCGGCCAAAACGTCCTTGCCGCTATCGTCAATATTGCTGCCGATTGGGAAATCTCCGCAAATCGAAATACCCTTGATTTCCTGCAATGCAATATCAATGCCAATACCAGTCTCGCACCTGTCCGTCACGCAATACTCTACCACGTAGGGGATTGGCACGTTGTCTGGGATAGGCTCAAACAGGCGGCTCGCGTTCACCTGCTTAATGAACTGAGCGGCCAACATCTTGCACCACTGCACCTCGGTATCGTTCACAAGACGCTCAACGTCCCCGTCTCTCATTGGCTTGAGAAACCACACGCGCAAAGTTGGCCTATCCTTGACCATCGAACCAGTCGGTAACAATGCACCTGTGTCAGGACATTCCACAAAAATAACAGCATCGGGGATATTGTCAGCCTCAACGTTGAATTGCGGCAACGATAGATAATAAAAATCTACCCCGATAGGTTGCCACACATTCTTGACAATGTGCCTCAGTTTTTCAATTACGCTCATTTTCTCTTGATTTTATCGGTTATTATCTTGTTCAGCCGTTGCTCATAGGCCGCGACTGCACCATCATTCCGCATACAGGTAAATATACGTACCCACGGCACTGAACGCACCTCGTTTTGGTCTGCAATACCTTGTCTTTTGGCATACCAGTCAAGCACCCCGAACGTTCCAAACTGCAACCCTCTCGCGCCTGCCTGCAATTGCTCGGCCGTGTAACTGGGGGCAATTTTGGCAAAAAGCCGATTGATACGCTCAGCCTCCTTGCTTATCCACGTCACGAAACCGATAACAACCACGGCCCGCTCGTTGTATATATCCTCGTCCTGCAACCCCATCACGACACGTATAGCGTTCACGATGCCATCGCCCTGCTCTGTTCCCTGCTGAATGTCACACAATTGGCCATACGTTAGCCCGTTGAGGTCTCGCGGGGTTTCTCGTCCTGCGACAAACATTGGCTTGTGTGCCGCCTTGAGGTATTCGGTCGATGACTTTTGGCTGTCCTCTGTAAGGCAGGGGAACAGTACCAGATATTCACCGAACTTGATTTTTTCAACGTCCAAAATGTTCCTTTTCATATCTTAATCCGTTAAACGTCCAACACGTGCCTTTGCGGGCTTTGCATTCACTGACAGGTCAGCACACACGCACATCATAAGAGCGTCCGCTAAGTCTGGGGAGCGTCCCAGTAGTTTTTTTTGCTCCTCCTTGCTATTGATTGCGGCCTTGCTTGTGTCGCTATCCTTGCCGACAATCTTAATGGCTTGGAGTTCCTCGATTAAGATTTCGCGCTCCCTATCTTTAAGCCCCGCGACACGTATCTGTCTATCCTTTACCCTCCTTGCAAGTTCGTAATAACACTGAGCCTTGAGATTGGCATAATTCGTAGCATCTACGGCTTGCGAGCCACCGTGAAACCCCTTGATACCCTTGATATAATCGGGGAGGTAGTTACCGACACCGTCCGCATCTACCCAGAACCGACTACGTGGTATGTTGTACTTTCCAAGCGCGCTCGTTATAATACCCTCCAGTTGGTCGGCCTCTGTATAGTCTAATATCTGTCTGTAAGTATATACACGGCCCACAGACGTAACAAGTGCAAACCTGTCGTGGCCCTTGAGAGCAACGTCAGCAGCACCCGCAGGGAGTGCCCGATTATCTGGCAGGTATTCGACTGGATTTGTGAACATATCGCAGAGAGCGTCATAATCATCGAACAAACAATCATCCTCGTTGTTAAAATCGAAATTGCCATATCTCAATCTCTGGATGGTCGCTTTGTCCGAGTGCATCAGTTGGTCGATATATTCCTGTGGTACGTACGGGTTGTCATCGACCAATGCACGGATAAATGCACGATATGGTGGTAATGTCCCATTCTTAAACGGTTTCCACCAGTCCTGTATGATATGACCGCTTGTAGGTGGATTACACGTTATCAGCATCTTCGGGGAGCATCGCCACGGCTTGCCATCCGTCCCTTTGCCAGTCAGTAATGAAAATCGACCTCGAATGATATTGAAAAATTGGCGGTCTATTTCTTGAGCCTCGTCTGTAAATAGGTCTGTCAAATCGTACGAACCGAAACGGGCAAAGTCTGGGTCTTTTGGTTGATACTGAGCGTATCGCAAAAAGATACGTGACCCGTTAGAGAATAGGATGCAGTTCTCAGTACCGAATTTGTACGTGATATAACTTTCTACACCGAGCCATTTTGCAACCTTCCGAAACGTTATCAACGTTGTGCCGTGTAAATCAACATACGTCCTACGAACAATCATACCCGCACTACCTGCATATTGCAACCTGCGGAAAATCTGCCAAAGACAACCGAGCCACGTTTTACCTCCACGCGCTCCACCGCCATAGAGGATTTCAGTGACCCCGTTGTTATCATCCATTAGCAACTTGTAGGCTTTAATCTGCTTTTTTGTCAGCGGTATCTTCATTGCCTGTAGCCTCTACAATGGTGAATGATAAGGGGTTTTGAGCGTGGACCTCATTCTCGACGCGTTCGACATAACCTCGGTCTTTACAGATTGTTTTCGCTGCAAAGATAATCGCGGCCGTGTCTCCTGCCTGTATCCGTTTATCAAGCGCACTCTCAATGAAATCCTTGCGGGTCTCACGCACATCTATACACGCTTGTTCAAATTCTGGGTCATCCTTCTGCCAGTTATAGAACGTGGGGCGCTCAATGCCATATTGTCGGCACGCTACCGACACATTCCCTAAACACTTGCGGAACACCTCTAAAAATTCGGCCTTGCGGTCTTGTCTGGTTTTCGCCATTTTTTTTTGTTGTTAAAATTGTAAAACGACCTTTTCGCTATCTCGCACCTGCATACCTGTATATGATATTTCCACTTTCGTCTTTCCCTTCTGGAATTAGCGCGCATTCAAAGAGTTTGTATGGGCTTTGACCCGCTTGCGGATTATTCCAAAGCCAATTCATATAACGTTCCATACTCATACCGTAGAAATGTGCTCTTTGTTGGCTGCTTTGGCATAGTGCTGTCGCTTGCAAGGTTACACCCTCCATAATTTTCTTTATTTCTGGTCGCACATCATCCCAAAAGACAACTCCGTTTTTTTTCGCTATCTGCAAGGCCTCCGTCCATTGACCGCGAGAATAGTTCCAACTCGGTGGCAATCCGCAACAAGAACCATTGTTGCATAGTTCTTTAAAATGGCTGTCGCTCACATAGAACCTAAGTCCAATTTCTTTGCATAATTGCTGCATATTTCTAAAAAACGGTTCTTTTACTTTGCGATTTAATCGAAGATAGCCGCTTGACACGGAATATTTGCGATAGAACTCAATAACATCGAAACCTGCAATCTCGTTTATCACAGGCATATATTTTTTCAATGTCGGCG